AGATTCATCTTTCATAAATTGTTTTAATATTTCGCCGTCTGGCTTATAGGTTAACGATGTCATGTTCTACTGCTAGTTTGTAAAGCTTCTCTAAAGTCAAAGGATTTAAAGATTCTAATACTCTTTCAGCCTCTCTATCAGTAATTGCTTCTTTTGGTAAGTCTTTCATATGGCTCATCTTAACAGCCATTATAAGTTTCTTCATAGCTGGTTTGTTATACTTTCTAAGTTTCTCTATTGAATGTGCCATTATATTAGTTTGTCTGTTGAGGTCTTTATAACCTTTGCTTTTCTTCTAAACTTTGGCGGAATAACTCCAAAAAACTCTCTGTTTTTTTTATTCATTTCAGTTACAGGTTTGCTTATAGGAGGCTGAACTTTTTTTATTTTTTCTAATGTTGAATAAGGTACTTTAACTTTAAGTAAAGATCCTCCCAAACCTCTTTGATTTGCATATCTTGCTGCTACAGTTTTACTGCTTGTAAACCAATTACCATAAGGATTAGTTTTATAGTTTTTTAGCTTAGCATCAATCCTAGTCATTTTTACTATATTTTTAGCTTCGCTTAAAGTTCTTGTTTTTGGTACTGGATGAACACCTCTATAAAGAGTAACAGGTCTTGTTTTTAATAATGTTTTACCAGCTTTGTAAGCAAATTTACCTAATCTTACCGCAGGATGTATGCTCGCTACAGTTAATGCTGTTTCTATAGGATTTTCTTTAATGTATTTTAATAGTGAATTAGCCATTATTTCTTAGGTTTTTTAGGTTTGTCTTTAAATAAATCTAATTGTCTTGATGGATTTTTTGTGCCTCCACCAAATAAAGTTCCAGGTTTAATTTTTATGTTAGTTTGTCTTAATAAATTTCTTTGTTCTATTTGTTCTGCTACAGACATTTTACCATATTTACTCCTTGCTCCTTGGCTGCGACCTTTTATAGTTGCTGGATTAACAAGTTGAGGTTTACCATCTACAAAAATAACACTATAGTGATCCATTTTGCCAAACTTTCTAACTTTTGGTTGACCTATCTTTTTTAGATTGGTGTCATCTCTACGTGGTGCTGCATATATTTTTTTCTCTACTACTTCTGGTTTACGAGCTACTTTATAACCTCTATTGGCTCTAGCCATGTTACGAGCCGCTCTTTCCTTCAATTCTTGCATTTGATCAATATTTCTTTGTACAGATGCAGTTTCTTTAAAGATTCCACGAGGTCTATCCCCTGTAGCTGTTTTCAAAACAAAAGCTTTACCTGTACTAGTATCTCCTCTTTTAGCGTACATAAAAGTATATAGCATTTGTTTTTTACCTGTCCTGTCTGCTATATCTGTTTGTTTTATTGATTCAGCTACTGTAGTATTTCCGGTTTTGGGATCAATCTTAGTATTTTGCATTGCTGCTGAACCATATTGTTGATCTTTAACAACATCTTGTATTTTGACATTTTTTACAGCACCTTGTGATGGTTTTGCCATAGGTCTAACATATAAACCAATTTTTTCAGCTTCTTTTAAGTATATTTTAGCCGCCTTAATTGATCCTGGGTCTTTGCTAGAATAAAATAATCTATTTACTTTATCGCCTTTAGCCGCTACTTGTTTTACTCTCTCAGCAAATAAATCTCTTATTTGTTTAGTTTCATAATCTAAGTGAGCTTGAGTTCTATCTACTTTATCTAATCGAGTTTCAAAATTTTTTGCTTCTAACTTTTTGTAACCCTCTGTTAATTCTTCTTTTTTTCTTCTAATAGATTCAGCACGATTCATTTTGAAGTCAGTATATACAGGTCTTGCTCGCTCTGTTGGTGTTTTTATTTGACCATCAATCAATTCATAACCTTTAATTTTAGAAGCTCCAGGACCAGAATCTTTTCTGTGTGATCCTTTTCTTACTAAGTCTGCTGGTAAATAAGTAGCAATATTGCCCTCTTTGTCTACAAATCTAACTCTAGCACCAATCTTTGATTTGCCTGTTTTAACTAACTGTTTTTCTCTTTTAGCAGCTATTCTAAGAGGTATTTTTTTTCCTTTAGTAGAATAATAAAATTCTTCTGTATTTTCTCTAGCAAAATTTTTGGTATTAGGATTTTTACCAGCATCAAATACAGGGGAGCTACCTTTCTCATCTTTAATAATCTTTTTAGTAACGTAAGTTTGATTACGTATTTTTTCGCCCCTACTCCCAGTTCTAAAAACATTTTTTAATAATCCACGATCAGCAGATATATAATCATCTACTTTTAAGATTGGTCCAGCACGATTTAACCTACCCATCAATCCAAATTGTGCTAAATCTGTGAGAGGCTCATAATTGCCCTTAGAAGCCTCGTTTACTGCATCAACGTAGAATGCACCTGTTACGGCTCTATTGCCGTATTTTGAGGCTATATTGCCTGTCTGTTTGACTATCTTGCGACCAGTACGACCTAATACCTTTCTACCAATCTGTGTAGCGCCATATCTAGCTCCTTGAGATAATAATAGAGGTAATAGTGGTAATGCCATGATTTAACCTTGATTGTCGATGAGGTCTCTAGCCATCTTACTGGCTTGTTCTCTGGTATATCCTTTTATCATTTTCATTTCAATGTAATCGGTAACCTTTTTGTTTCTTTCTGCTCGCCTTTCTTTTTGCTCATTAGCCACAATTTGTTTGGCTCTTTTTTCCATTTTTGTTAGTTTTTTAGCCATGTTTTAAATATCGTCAGGAATATTGTCAAAGTTTTTTGGTGCATACTTTCTGTATTTTCTTAAAGAATATGGATCGTTATATCGTAATAACGAACCTTTTGATGTTCCGCCTCGTGCGCCTTGTCTATACAAAACTCGTAAATCTGAATACGGATTTTTCATATCTCTCTGATAATACATCGATCTTACATTTCCTTTACTTGGTATAACTGGAGTCCTTTTACCAGCAGTAACGCCTGTTTTAGGATGCCTACCTTTACTAAAAAATTTAGCTGGTCCTTGTTCTACGGCTTTTTGAATAGTTCTGTCTATTTTTCTATTAGCAAATGTTGGAGCTATTCTTTTTGAGCTAGATATAGGCATACCAGCTGTTGAAAGAAGATAATTCTGTGCTGTTATTTGCCTAGTTTTAAGTTTAGTTGGTAATTGTTTCGTTGAGTTCTTCCATACACTCTTTAGAGGATTGTTTATTCCAATGACATCTCTAAATAGATTTTGACCTGTACGGCTAGTACCCATAATAGCCTGTGTTGTTCTAAGTCTATTACCTATTGTATCAGCAGATTTGAGGTTCAAGCCAGAAGTACCTGATCTCCTAAAGGCTTTTCCTATAGCTTTTCTCCCTATACCAGCAAAAAATCCGCCAGGAATTAAAAGACTAAGTCCTGTGCCAATAATAGTTGCACTACGTTTGGTAGTAGCTATTTCTTTTTGGCTAGCTGGGTTTTTAATTCTTCTTTTAGGTAATAAACTCATTTCTTTTTCTTTGGCATTTTCTTAGCAGTCTTTTTCATAGGCGGTCTGCCTCTCTTAGATCCATATGTTCCTTTTCCCATTGGCATATCTATTCTCCTACTCTAGTTTACTTTTGCTACTTAAAATTTTTTTTTAAGCGCATCAATTACTCCTCTCTCTTTATACCACGAGGTATTTAGGGTTGTGAAGTACTTTTTGAGGAAATATCGTGAGGAGGGGACTATCTGTGACTATCACGGACTGGTTTTTAAACCCCCTACTAACTTAGGTCAATGTTGATACTAAAGTTCCCATCTATGAGATGTTGGTGCTTATCTGGAGCCTTAAATCCAGCACGGTCTAAGATATCCTTGCTAGCTTCGAGACGTACATACTCTGAGTTCGCCCCATCAGACAATGATATAATGGTGTTTAGAGCCTTAGTGCTACCCATTGCTATCTTCTTTTGTACTTGACCCATCATGTATGCCTGTACTTCTGGTTTGTGTAGCACCCTAGAGGCAGACACACGGCTAGAAACACCCTTATATCCAGCGAGCTTTGACGCCTCTGTTATCGTACATCCTTTAGCTACGAGTGTATCTACAAGTAGCTTTGCTTTATTGCTTATAGCCATGTCATAGATATAACAGAGACGACATAATTATACAATCAAAGATTGCAAGCGTTTCACCGCTTGACCAGACCAGCGTTATTTGACGCTGGACTCAAACAAGCCTTTCAAACGCAAAAGGCTTGACCCAATGCTCTATCTTAGCCACGCAACATTCGTGGAAAAAAAGCGTTCGTGCCTCTCTGTTTTTTCCTACGAATGTTGTCGTGTTCATGCCAGGTCTGGCTTAAAAAAAACTATTTCGTATCGCACACGTCCTATCACAAGCCTCAAATTTTTACGAAACAGCCCACAGAAGAATATTGTCCTCGTTCCTCGTCGTATTCTTTGTGTTTTCGTAAAAATTCTCATTTGTGATAGCAGTGCGATAACGAAATAGATTTTTTTCGTTATTAATATTTAACTACGCTTAAATGCGTGAGGAGGTTCTTATGAACTTAATGGAAATAGTAAAATCTTTAACTGATGTTTTTATGACAAAAACAGGTCTTGACAAGGTCAGCGACCCTGATGGACGCTTTCGTACTTCGATTGAAAATAAGATGTTATCTATGATACTTAACGTATCAGCTAGTAACCAGCAAATTTGCGACCAAGCGTCCAAGACTGTTAATCCTTTTGCCAGAGGCAAAACAAATTACAGTCCAGCTCAGAAAGCTATGCATAACAATGCTTTACAGCAAAATGATGACATGGCTAGTATTGGTTTTCACCAATTATCGCTTCAGGCTAAAGACGAGCTTGAAAGAAGATATCCAGCTAGAAAATAGTCATATCATCATGACAGAGGCACTTAGGTGCCTCTGTTACCGAGCCTTACGGCTTGCCCGGAACTCAATATAGGGATCGGCAAATGAATTCCGTATTTATAAATAATATGGTAGAATACAAATAGAAAACAAGGAGACAATTATGTTTGAAAAACTAAATGTCTTAACTCTACTACGTGATCGTGCAGTAGAACTTAATGACAATAACTTAACTAACTTACCTGATGAGCATAAGAATACATCGCTTGAATCAGGTGCCAAGTGCGATCTCTCATATCATCAAGGCTATCGAGATGGCATTCAATCATTACTCTCTATCATCAATGTATGGTTAGATAATGAGCATGATGATATGGAAGAAGAATCTGATGATATGTATCAGATGATGGGAAAGAATAAGAAACTGCCAGGCTGACTGAGTCTGGAGTATCTGTAGGATAGGTAGGTATTGAGATATACATACAGCTAGCCAAGTGCTTCCTGAGTAGCTCAATGAAATTTATACCAGGGCACAGATGATTTAATCTGTTAACTGTATGTTGAGAACAAAGCCTATCTATCCTTAATCAATTAACAAACAGGAGATATAAAATGACTAAAGTAAAAGACAAAATAGAAAAACTAGGAGGGAAATGTATTACAGATGATGATGACAATGTAATATTTTCCGAGATTGATTTGACTTATACATATGAGAATAAATTTGATTATTCAGATGAGCAAGTCGACAAATTGAGAGAGCAAGAAAAAAAAGATAAACAGGAGGAATGACAAATGGCTTTTATACAAAAAAAAGATTTAGATCATCTTGATCTTGAAATGTGTGGTGGAGATTGTATTCACTACGAAACTTATTGGAGTCCAGTAACTAAAAAGTATTATGAAATTGAATTAGATTTAGATGATGCTAGAAAATGGGAAACATTAAGAGAAGTTGAAAAATGTAAAGACTAACGAATTCCTTACGGTCGTAAGGATGTAACTTAAACGAGAGAGAGAGGAAAATATTATGGGATTTGATTTATATGGGTTAGACCCAGTTGAACAAGAACATAAAAAACCAAACTTAGAATTGCATGACCAAGATCCAGAAGCTTGGCATAAGCAATACAAACATTGGATGAACCAAAATGGCACTTATTTTAGGGCTAATGTATGGTGGTGGCGACAGCTAGCAAACTATGTGTTGTACTGTTGTCAAGATTGTATC